TTAAATTTAGGTGTGCCAAACCCACTTATGAAAGGCGTTAATTTGCGCTTGTTATTTGTTTTGTATGCACGTACTTTCATACAAACTTCTCCCCCGTTGGACTCACTGCCGGATTTGCCGTCAGGGGTTGTGTTACCTTCCACAGTTACTACGGTACCATCCAAATTATCTTTAACCACGATTCCCACGTGGTCTGTCTTAGCGCCGCCGGGAAAATCAAAAAAGACAATATCGCCCGGCTGTGGTTTAGCCGTTTCGGGATTAGACCATTGGCCTAGACCTTGAAAGGCTGAGACTCCCGCAGGGGTATAAACCACGCTAGGGATTTTTAAGGAAACGGCGTTTGCGCACCACATGACGAAACTTCCGCACCACGGTTGGCCATCGTGCTTGGTAAATGCGCCATATTTAGTTTTGTTATCAGGTACCTCAACCGTGCCTATTTCCGCTCTAGCCTTTGCAACAAAATCTGCCTTTTGGCTCATAATCCTGCCTTTGCTTTCATAACCTCAACATCAATTTTAATTTGTTGTTGATTTTCTAACAATTCTTCAACTTTGTTAATAAGGCCAGTTTTGCCATCGTTGTAAAGCGCGTATTCAATGCGGGCTAATTTATCTTCTATTGCTTCTGTATGCGTTTTAATTGAGTGTTTGGCAATCATGCCTACACCTGCAAGTAATGCGGCTGCTACAAAAAAATAGGAATAGATTATGGTGGCTGTGTCTACGGACATTTGCGCCCTTTCGGGTTATGGGTTAGGTGTGGGTAGTTGTGCTTCTAGTGCTTTAATACGTTTGTTTTGGTCTTGAATAAGTGCCAGCATAGCCGGAATAATCATACGGTCATTCCATGTTTCGACTTGTCCTGCATTGTAATCAGTTCCAATAGGATAAATTGCATCAACTTCTTCAGCAATAAATCCGGGAACCAACATACCTGCTCTATCATCAGTATCAGGTATGTATCCATCATTAAATCTAAATGCGCGAACAGGCAAATCATAAAGTTTTTCAGGTGCCAATTCAGCAACGTCTGTAAGATTTACAATATCGTATTTGTAACGTTGTGATGATGCTGTAGAACGAGCCAATAAACCTGTTGTTGAGTTTAAGTAAGCATTGGCGGCCGAACCAGTTGTAGTATGCCCTGAGTTGTACAAGAAACCATTAAAGTTTGCAGTTGAACTTGTTGTAAGTGTTCCACCAATTGTTAAGTTTGTATTTACGCCAAGTGCCGAACAGGTTGTTGTGCCTGTAAATAACGCGCCACCTGAAGCATTAAGATATTGATTAGGGCTTGCAAGCGTTCCTGTGTACAAAAGGTTGCTACTAAGATTCCAACCACCAATAGTTCCTGATGTTGCTGTCACTGCACCACCGGAACTTACTTGGAAAGTTCCTGAACCATTATTAAATGTTGTGCCTTGGATAGCACCGCCAGCGATATAACCTGAACCAATACCTGTTATACCAGTTGTATCAATTTGCCAACCATTAGATGCATTACCAAAATAACCTGATGTTCCTAATACCGCGCCTTTAACATATACGCTTTGAGCAACTAAATCACCCGATGAATTAACAAAAAATGTTCCATTGCCATTGTTAAAACTTGTGCCTTGAATAGCACCGCCCGAAATATAGCCTGAACCTAAACCAGCAATACCAGTAGATTGAATTGACCATCCATTTGTAAGACTTCCAAAATATCCGCTTGTAGCATTAACTTGTCCGTTAAAAGTACCTGAATCGGCGGTGATATTGCCTTTAATATATGCGCCTTGTGCTGCCATGTAACCACTAGAACTTACTGTAAACGCTGTACCGCCCGTACCAGCCGAAATTTGTATTGCGCTAAGTGTTCCAGTTGTAATAGAACCAGCATCAATGTTGGCAATAATTAATCCTGATACTGTTACAGGAGTCCATACATAACTAGACGGACCTGTACCACCTGCGCCTGACCATTGTGCAATAACTTTGTTTGCGTAAGTACCAGTTGTTCCATATTGATACCAAATGTCACCTGCGACATTGGGCGTAGATGATGTAGGCGCACTTGTAGAATAGTAATTATTGTTCTTACCATTAGCAGATGTTTGCGCTTGCGTAGCCTGAGACGAAGCAATCGTGGCTTGTGACTGTGCAATTGTTGCTTGTGAAGCCGCGGCATTAGCAGTATTGTTTGCTGTAATTGCTTGTGCTGATGCAACACTAGAGGCTAAAAGTGCGGTATTTGCTGTTGCTTGTGCGGTAACGGCTTGCGCAGATGCTTGTGTTGCTTGTGCTGATGCAGTTGCGGCGGCAGTTTGAGCAGATAAGGCTTGCGCAGATGCGGCTGCGGCAGCATTTTGAGCAGACAATGCACTTGCTTGTGCGCTTGTTGCTTGTGCAGATGCGCTTTGTGCGCCACCTTGTGCAGATTCAGCCGTGTACATGGCTTGATTAGGGCCTGTTTCTAACTTAGCAATACGGTCACTAAGTGCATAAAAAATATCTTGTAAGTTAGGCGGTAAATTTACAAATGCCATTATGAAACCGTTCCAAATGTTGATAGTGGTCTTGTAAGGGTAAGTGTAATTCGTGATGGGCCTGATTCGCCCGGTGCGACGCTAATAGCCATAATTCGTAATGGGTCGTTATTGCTTCCAAAATCTATACCCGAAGGAAAATAATCATCTTTAATACTTAAACGTACTTGGTCACCAACTTTATATGAAGGATAAAATGGGTCAATATAAGGTGGAATAATAACTTCAATAGTTGTGGGTGGATAAGAAATAGCATTTTCTTGAGCAAGGGTTAAATCTTGAAGTAATTGTAAACTGCCAATATCAATAAAATTAACTGAATCTTCTAATAATGGCCAATCGCCTGTTGTAATTTTGCTAGGGTCAATGGCGGTTGCAATGTATTTGGTTGTGTTTGAACCATATCCTAGGCCATATAACGTATTAGCCGCACCGCTGCCATCTTCGGGAAATTTGTATTCAAGAACGTTACCCGGAAATAAAAATACGGGAGCGGTAAGTGAAGTTGTACTATAAGTAGTACCAAGTGATTGTTTAACATATAAATAGTTAATAAGATTTCCACTATCAACTAAAGGTTTAATACCAAAATCATAAAAACCAACAGATAAATCTTTAAGTGCTTGATAAACAGATTTTAATTCATAAGCATTGTAAAGTTTTTTTGTTTTGTAAATTGTTGCGCTAACGCCGTAAGTAGTATTTAATCCAGTATTGCCGTGCGATAATCCTTCAGTATATTGCATAAGTTGTTGAGCAATATAAGAAGGGTCATATCCTAATGGGTCTAAAGGATTGTTTGAATAATCTTTAGTTACACTAATGCGGCGGCGATTGTATAGGCTCATCATTTCTTGCGCACTAATGCTTAATGTTTGAGATGCTGAGTCATATTCACGCGCCCAAATAACACCCGACCAAACAGGTATGCTGACATAATTTACAGGGTCAGTGTATAAAACCCATAAAATAGTTTTACCGGGAATGGTTCCATCATAAGCATTAAGTTCATTTGAATTAAGACCTGACAAAAGAACGTGACCTTGAAATGTACCAACAGAATTTAATTGTGAAGTAAAATTAACGCCAGTAAAAGGAAGTTCAGCAATAATAGGATTTGGCGTAGAACCTGATTGATAAAGGCTAGTTGTTACATAACGAAATTCTGCCGTAGCCATTAGATATACGCGTTCTGATAAGGAACCGCCATTGTACCTAAAGTTGTAGTCCAAGTAGCGGTGCTATTTGGTGCAATAGCAAGCCAACCATTGCTTGCCGCTGTAAGAATATTGCGTGTAGGAATACCGCCAAGATAAACAATACGTTGCAATAAATCAACAACTAAATCGCCAGCGCCCGAAGCATTAGCAAAACGCATGTAAGTAGTGCCATCTGTAATGTAACCACTGGCGCTAGGTGCGGCTATTGTAATAACAGGACATGAAATAGCCCACCCATTATTAGTAACTGTAATAGATGAACCGTAACCAGTAGTAGTAGCAATATCATAATAACGTGGGTCAGGAAATGACATCATAATACGGGTTTGAATATAACCATAAGTAAAATCAGATGTAATAGGAGTTGTTATGCCACGGCTGCGACCATACATAATTTTATCGCCAGTATTGCCATTAAGTCTAAATTGAAATGATTTTAATTGAGCCGATGCCGGTGTATAGCCAGTAGGGTCTACATAATATCCAAGAGGTTGCGGCGCAAAAGCAACTTGTAAATCTTTATAATTAGATTGCGCTGTTGTTGTTGAACTACCTAAAACAGTTACATCAAGATATACGGTGCGTTCATCATAAAAATCGCGGCCTGAATATGAACCATCTAAATATCCACGGTTATCATCTTGAATACGCAAAGGCGCAGTGCCGCCTAAACCTTCAACATTGGTAATTAAATAGTTTGTACCAGCGCCAATTGTTAAACCATTAAATATAAAAGTATAATTAGCCAATGTCATTATTTGCCCCCGCCAATCGGTACGCCAGTTTTAGCGGCCATGGATAACTTTTTGTAAATATCGTTAGTATTGGAAGCATATACGGTTACAAATTGAGTATTTTGCGAACCGCCACCACCGCCTGTAACGCTACCAAGAATACCAGTAGGGTCACCCGGCTTTACACTTCCAGTAGGAGTTGAAACAATTTTAGGGGCTGTAAGTTTTTTATTTTTTAAATCATCTACTGATTTGGCAACTTTACCTAGTGAAAGTGCGGCTTTGTCTGCATCATCTGCTACGCCTTTAAGAAATCCTAATTTTGGAATCCTAGAAAGCATACGCATTAATGAAGCAAAACCACCAACAACATAACCAATAAGTTGAACAATTGTGGCTAATCCTTCAGCCATTGAATCACGAAAAATCTTAAAATGATTCCACAAGGCTACAAAGGCTACTGATAATGCAGCAATAGCAACAATCCATAAACCAATTGGATTTTCTAATAATAGTAAGTTAATAACCTTTTGTATAGCCGCCCATCCTTTTAACACAACAACCATAGTTCCTACTATGCCAGCAAGAATTTTTAACGCTGTGCTGTTTTGGCCAATCCAACCCACTACATCACTAATAATTTTAATTAAAAATGAAAAAATAGGTATTAAGTATTTACCCACAGCAATAGCAATTCCATCAAATTTTTCTTTAAGAAGTGCCAATTGACCAGCAAATGTTTTTGTGTAAGCCTGAGCCTGTCCACCAATTTTGGCGTTTAATTCATCAAATGCTTTTGCAATTGCTTTATTTTTAGGAAGGCTGGTATCAAGAGTAATACCCAATTCTTTAAACGCTTTTGCCGCGCCTTGTGTACCGCGAGCCAAAATTTTAGCCGCCGTATCCATATCAATATGTTTGTAACGCGCAAGGTCGGCAGACATGGCCATTAATTTATTGGCTTGAGTAACGCTGTGTGTCGCGGTAATTAAAGTACCCATAGCGTTAATTGATTCTGAATGGTGAAAACCTAATGTGGCGTAAGCGGCTGCATTTTCTTCAACAGCCTTCTTTTCTTTTTCGCTGGACATACCTGTATTGTCCATAGCGGTAGATAGGCGTTGTTGCGCTGCTTGGGTTGCAATTACTTCGGCTTTCATTTCTTCCAAAACTTTTGTAACGCCTAATACGCCTGTTGAAAGTATGTTACCGCCAAATACGCCAAGCGCCATTTCTTTAAATTTACCAAAACTACCTGTAGTCATTTTGGCGCGTTCGGATATTTGATTTAATCCTGCGGTGGCTTTAGAAACACCTGTGGTAATACCTGAAGCATCAATGGTTACTTTTATATTTAATGGTGGAACTTCACCGGCCATTATGCTCTCCTAAGATGTTTGATAAGTATTGTTCTAGTTAAATTAGTGCGCTTAAATTGCTGTAATGCTGGTTCCATATATGGGAAATGTTGGCCGCGTGTCCAAGTAAACGCTCCACCTAATTCAACCGCTCTTGCATAAACCATATATGCCCCGGCTTCGGCTACATAAATACCAAATCCTTCGCGTGTGCTTTTACCTTTAATACTACGGCGCAAATTACCCGTAACGTTCATAGGCGGTTTACCTGTTATGGCAGGATAAGGTTGATTTTTGCGGTCACCAACAATTTGTCGTTTTGCAAGTCCTTCAAGCGCAATGGACATTTCTTGTGATGCTAAACCTATTTGAATATCAAAGCGTTCCTGAACCATGTGTAAAGCCGCTAAGACTTCAGGCAGGTTATCGCTCTCGCTCATTATCCACTTCCGTTACAACATTATCTATCGCTAACACCCACGCAATTATATGTGCAGGTGCATTGTCTACTTCTTCGGGTGTCCAACCAAATTCTTTAGCGCATAAGTAATATTCCCAATACCTATCAGGGTATTGCATATCTTCATGCCGCGAACTTCCAAGCAATACATCTTTTAAACGTTGAAGTTGGCGGTAGGCGCTTTTGGGTCATCTTGGTTTCCCGCATCTAATGTAGGAAACAAATATTCTTGAGCCTTTAATGATTCATCAGCAAGTGCCTGATAATCGGCCAATGAAAGTTCTCCAAGTGAAGTAATTTTAATACTTGGTGGAACTAAATCAAATGACCAACTTAAAACTGATACAGCAATAAGTCCATCTTGCAAGGCAACGGCTTGCATTAAACCTTCAGTATGCTCGCTAGCATTTGCTAAGACTTTATCGCGGTCTTTTTTTAATAATGTTTGCGGTTCGCGTATTTCGGCAGTAGCCCCGCTTGGTAATGTAATTGTTTTAGACATGATTTCCTTCCGTCTGCCTTCTCATTTTTTAAGTTGAACCGGGGTAGGGGAAGGCGGCCTACCCCGGCCAACATTATCTCAGGTTACTGGTAAGTACCTGAAGTCTTGGCGTTTTGTAGTGTCCATTTAATGTTTGAATAGCCACCTGTTGAACCCGCATCGGTTGTGTTACCAATAGCGTTTACATCAACATCAATTTCTACAAAGTCTTTTGAACGGTCAATCATGGCCGCTGTGTATGCGCCTTTAGTAACTGTAAAAGCAATTTGAGTTGCTGTTGAACCTGTTCCTTGTGACCAGTTAAGAGTGATTGCAGGTTGAGTGTTTGTAAGGTAACGAGTAAGTTCAGTATCATTTTCCATAACAAACTTAATCTTACCTTTAGTCTCAAGCGCACCAAGAAATACTTGGTATGGGTCGCGTGTATTAGCAAGACCAAAAATAGGAGTTACCGGACGGCTCATTGTAATTTCACCATCAACTGAGTTTGAAACAGTTGAACCACCAATTGAAACAGTTGCTTGCCAAACAGGTGTTGGAAGAACTGTTGAAAAACTAGGTGTTGGAGTTGATGCCGCCGATGAAATCCAACCTGTTCCTTTAGCATCATAATCAAGCAAACCATCTGCGGTAAATTTCATTGTAAAATCATGAAATTGAATTCCCGGATATGCGCGCACATTAGCGGCATAAAAGTCAGTTAATGTAAATGCTGTTGGTTGCGCATCTGCACCTGTGGCTGTTGCGTTTTTTAGGCTAATTACATGTGTATAAGGTGCTGATGCTCCCGTTGTTGCTACGCTACCAAGCAAGCCGGCAATTGTGTAACCAATTGTGTCTGCAAATACTGGGCCGCCAAAATCATAAGTTGAATTGCTGCGACCTTGAACATAAGCATAATTTTTAACCAATGAACCTTGTGCTAAATCAGATGCAAGAAGTTCACCAATAACATCGTTAGGTTTCATCTTATTAGATGTAACCGGGATGAAGTCGGTAGGTGCTACGGGTGTTCCTTTAGTTGTTTCCTTAGCAATACCTAAGTAACTCCGTGCGGTATTTTGTACTGTCATTATTCACTCTCCTTAGTTACGGCAGGTGTTGCCTTAGTTATTTTTACTTGCAAAACGTCAGGTGCAATAAAGTCACTTGGCGCTTCAAAATGTTCTCCCGGTTTTACGGTTACCCCAATGCTAGGGAAAACGCGTTCACCTTCGCCCTGATAGATAAATGTAACCATTGTTTCTCCTATGCTTGAATCATTTGGGTAACGATAAAACGAAGTGATGCCCAAGTCTCAGTTGATGTTGCATTTTGTGACATTGGTTCACCATAAGTAACATCAATAAGTGGTTCAGCGCCTTGCCATACAAGGATGCCGTTAGGGTCACCGAAATTATGGTCTGAACGTAAGCGTTGTTTTAAACTATCTACTACATAGTCTAAATCATCCATTGCTTCTTCAGGCGAGCGCGATAATGAGTGTTGAAATAATTGAATGACTACGCTGTAATCAATTCGTTTCCAACCATTAGTTGCACCACCTACGGCAATACGTGTTTCAGTTTCAGATTCAATAAAAATTACGGCTGCTACGCGGCTTTGCTGACTAGGTAAGGCATTAACTTGAAAATCAATACGCTTAGGAAATGATGTAAAGATTTGGTTAATGCCATCAACATTAGGTGGGCTAATAAAATTGTATAAAGTTTGCCGAACCTGAGCGCGGCCAACTGGTGGAAGTTTGGTCATTTATCTAATCCGACTATAGGAAGTAAGCAAACGTGCTGCTAGTGCCAATTCATCACCATATTTTTGTGAACCGGGAGTAGAAATAGATGGTGATGTTGAAACCATCATTGTCATAGAACTATCGCCGCGAACTTTTAAGAAGGCTGTAGTAATAAGGATTACGGCCTCTTTAACGGCAGGTGGCAATGCGCTAACCGATACACCTATACCGTGAGCAAATGCCATTGGACGGGTTACTGGAATTGTTGTGCTACCAAATGTGTAAGTTGTGGCAACTGTAACATTTTCTGTGTTCATGCCATCATAAATTGAAAGTATTTGTCCTGCGGTAATGCCTGTTCCATCGTGAACAGTAAAACTTGTAGCGCCAGCATTTGAAGCCGTCTCAGTAATTGTGTTTGTATATCCTGCAACATAGGTATAATTTAAAAAAACTTCATTACTTGGGCCACCGTTGTATGAGCCAAACGATAGCGGGCCTTGTGAAGTCCAAGAACCTAAAGTGGCATTAGGAATAATAATTTCTTCATCTTCAATCCAAGCAATTGAACAATCGCCTAAAGTGGCCATATTAGTTGGATAACCATAATTAAAATTAGTAAGTGCAACCACTGGGTTAAAGCGCGGGTGCAAACGAATAGAACCATCCGTGCTAATGCGCGAGCGTTGTTGTTCAGTTTCGGTAGTTGCTGCAAGAACTTGGTTGCAATAAGTATCTGCCCATGATGAAGCGCGAGCAATTACGTTGCGTAATTCCGCATCTTGAACATCAGGGTCTTGTGAATCAAAAACTAAATTATCTAAATCAATTGCTGTTGGAGCGCTTTTATATTCCGCAAGTGTCAAATAAGGAATAGTCATTAATTGGGTACTATGCCCGTAACCGTTAGCCATTTATCTCTCCACACTTAGAACATTTTTTGAAAAAGGAACCAAACCCACACGCTTTGCATGGATAACCTTTAGCAGTTGTTACACCGCTTGCGCTTGCTTCACTTAAACCTTCAGCCTTTAATTTTTTAATAAGTTTTGGGTCGGTAACATTAAACATGCCATCTCTACCAGCCCGTAAAACTCTTTGTCCTGTTTTAGTACCAACGCCCAATTCTTTCATTCCTTTTGGGCCAATAATCTTTGACACGCCTACCCCTTTTTGTTAGTGAGCCTTTTACCGACTTGCTCAGGTCGTTTTATTAAGTTTTATTCTTGCGTAATTATCTCAGCCGTTGTTACATCATTTCTGCCATGATTATTGGCAGGTTGATTGCAACCACATTCAAGACACATTATGCAGATGCAATTCCTGATACAACACCGTTCCATGCTGGCGCGTAGCACATGAATGTACCGCGGAAGTATGTAGAGAAGTCGTATGAGAATTGGTTTACAGGCCACTGGATACCCATGTAGTCCTGTACAAGAATGTTCGCCCATACATCCGATACCTCTGTGTCAGGAATTGGAAGTGTGTATGAAAGAACTGGGGCAACGCCCTGTGGCAACCATGGGTGAACTGTAAGGTTTACCATCTTGCCTGTGATTTCGTTGTTCAATGCACCGATAACAGCACCGCCGACATAATCGCCAGTTTCTGTCTGTGAAAGATTCAAACGGTAGTTGGCTGTTGAGCCATTCTTAATTGTGTCAGACAATTGCTTGCGGTCTTGTCCGTTAAGAAGAATCTCATCAGGGTCAGCCTTTACGTTGTCGTAAAGTTGTCCAAATACTTGCTGGAATTCTGCACCCGGATTAGCAGTTGAGAATGTTCCGTTGATGTTGTTGATTGAACCTGAAATGCTTGGGTTAAGAACTGTTGGAAGAATTCCGTCATAACCTGTTGCGTATGCAGATGTATCACCGCTTACTGTTGAAGCAAGTGTTCCTGTTGTAGCAAGTGCAACGTTGTTTCCAAGTGTTGCGCCAGCGGCAGCGTTGATGTAACCAGTTGTACCTGTGATAGTACCGCAGTAGTAAGCGTTAGCCGCTCCTGTTGTTGTACCAACATATACACGGTATCCAAGTGCGCCTGTAACACCTGTTACAGAAATCTTAACAACCTGTGCTGTTGTAGCCTGTGAAACAACTGATGAAAGAACAGATTGTCCAAATGCGCCAGCGTTAGATGTTAGATATACATAGTATGTTGCGTTTGGTAGTGCAACCTGTGAACCTGTTGCAGTAGCCGCTGATAGTGTGAATGTAGGAGCAGCAAGTGCGCCTGAGTATCCTGATGCTGTACCGCGGGCCATTAATAGCATCCGCTCTTCCATCAGCATCGTGGCATAAAGTGTTGAAGTTGATGACAACTGACGTAAATCTTGGTAACCCATACCTGAGAAGTTAGCATCGAAAGATACTTGGTCAGATAGTGAGTATGAGTTGTACGGAAGAACTAAGTCATCCGCTGTGTAGGAAATCTGTGGCCCACGCTCGTATAGAAGCGGTGTACCTGCACCCGGAGCAAAATCGTTCTGAGTGAACTGTGTGATTCCCGGCCAGATGTTTCCTTGACCGCCAGTGCCAGTACCGGTGTAACCAGTAATGCGCTTGATGCGGTGTGAAGTACCGACACCCTTCTTACGAACAATTTTGTTACGCAATGGTGTTGGACGTGGTGTAAGCAACTTTGCAGGTGCTTCCAAGTCAAACGCTGCGAATGATGTTGAAAGTGGAGATGTAAGTGTAATTTCCTTAGCGATATCTGCTGAGATAGCGCGTTGTGTTGTTAGTGCTGAGTTTAATGCTGAAACAGCATCAGGTGAAAGTGACTTGTTTGCAACAAGTGCTTCCATCTGTGCCATTGGGTCTGCTTGTGGAGCGATACCCGGCGTGTGTGAAGCATTAGCGAAAGACTTATTTAGTTCTCCAAGAAATTGTTCTTGAAGTTCTGCGGCTTCGCGTGGTGCTACATCACCGAATAGGTCGCTTGCTTTAGGCATCTGTGCCATAAGTTAAGTTCCTTTTCGTTAAGTGTGTTATTAGTTGCTTGTTGTAGGAGTGGCTTTTGCAAGAAATTCTGCATGTAAAGCGCGATATCCCTTAGCAAGAACTGGGTCGGTTGTTGCGTCAGCCTTAGCCTTATATGTTGCCGCTTTTACAAGTGCATCATTTATTGCATCGTCTGACATTTTAGTTGCTGTGCGCTTAGGGCCACCGGCAACTGATTTAGATAATGCCGTTGCTAGGTCAGATTCAAGTTTTACTGACTTCTCTACTGCGGCCTCTTTATCCGCTCGCAAAGCATCAATCTCCGACTTGACCGATTCCATAGCACTCTTAACGGCTTTCTCAACTACATCTTCAAGAGATGTAACCTCTGTGGCTTCAACAGCCTCAGAAACTTCTTCAACTACTGGCGCTTCTTCAGCGGCAGGTGCTTCTTCAACAGGTGCTTCTTCAGCAACTACTGGTTCTTCTGCTTCAGTTGTTTTCATTGCGGCCATGCACTTATCGCATTTACCGCATGTACCGTCTGCACATTCTTCAATATCTTCTGAATCGTCAGCGGCTTTATCTGCTACAACTTCTTCAATTTCTGTAACTTCGCCTTCTGTTTGTTCGCCTTCATACCAAGCCATTAAGTTGTAAACAGCATTAACTAATGATGCAAGTGAATTGCGCTCATCATCGCCTTCAGTCATTTCTAATGCTTCTGATGCAATAAGTTCGGCAAGCGCACGTCTTGCGTTATCGAACATTGCCGCATCAAACTTTGCAGAATCAACTGTTGTCAAAGACTTAGCCAATTCCGTAATCTGCTTAATTGTTTCCATCTTTGAACCTTTCGCGCTCATCTTTGCTACCTCTGTTGGTAGTGGTGCTTTGTATTCATGTAGTTCTTCTACCTGAACCAAACTTGTTTCGCCTTCAATTGCTTTAGCCAAAATTAACTTGGCTGATGGGTTAGCGGGTCTGTCCACTAAAGACACTTCAATAATTGAACCGTCTACGATGCGACCATTGGCGGCTTTAATATCACGCACAACGCGTGGTGATTTAATACCAATACTAAATCCTTGATATACGCCTGTTTCAACTTTTTTGGCGGCTAATGGGTCTACAACGTGAACACCAATGTAATGTCCATCTTTTTTTGCTTCGTATTCTTTAGCAATACCTGCGGCACTTGGGCCATGCATTTCACGAATGTTTCCACCTGATTTAAACCAACGTGGCATTGCTTCATCTAGCCATTTAGGGTCACAAATCTGTGAATCCAAATCTAAAGTATCATCGGTTGCTTTACCGTACACCATAAGCGTACCGTCATCGTTTTTATCATATTTAACGATAGCCGCATAACTTGTTGCGTAATCCATTGCCATTGCTTTCTCCTTGCTTGTTTCAGGCTCATTTATGTATAAAGCCGCTAATTGTTTTTTTGCACTTTCTTTGGTTGTATGACAACCCATAACTGTGCCATCACTATCTTTTACTACAGGAAAGCCTTTACATCCGTATGAGCCTTTATCGCCAATGTGATAAGGCATTATGCTGAATAAGTCATTACGATAGCACCGGCGGCAGATGCGGCGGCTGAAATACCATAAATAGTTTCTCCACCGCTCATATAAAATGTCTGTGATGCCGCGGCAGGGATGGTGCGACCAATAGTTGCACCCGATGTTGCAATACTTGCATCGCCAACAAAGATAGACGCACTATGTCCGTTGTAAAGGGTTACAGCGGTTTGTGGTCGTGCTGTTTGCTTGAGTGTAAGTAGCACAACAGGGCTTGTTGCTGTTTGAGCATTTACGTGGATTAGTGCCATTTGTTTCTCCTTTTAGATTTCTTCTGTAGGTGTAGCGTCTGTGTAGTCGTAATATGGTGCTAACGCACACATACAATTTGGATGTGCAGGTGGTTCGCTATCACCTGTTGGAAATGTTTCATCAATACCGATAGGGGAAGCATCTGCATTTTCTTGGCAATCATCGCAACCTTCGGCAACTAACCATTCAACTTGTTCAACGCTTGCATTTTCGTATGCATCACGTGAAGCAACTGACATTGCGCGACTCATTTCAGTATTGGCAATAGTGAGCGCATGTTGCGGGTCATCAATAATAACGTCAATCATTTTTGCTGTTTCTTTTGCAGTAAATCCTTGTTCCAAACCTTTTGCTAAGGCTGTACCTATGCGGTCTAATTTGGTGTGAATTACATCGTCAGAAATAGTTATTTTGCGTGTTGCAAGTAGCGTTTCTAATCCACCTTTAGGTTTAACTAACGCCGCTGCGCTTGGCAATCCCGGTGTCCATGTAGACCAATCAATAATGCCTACACTGGCATCTTTTTTCAAACCTTTCAGGCGCGCTTTTGCGATTCGCTCACCTAGCGTATAACCGTCAGCGTAAACACGCGATAAGGCGTGTTGCATTGGCGTGGAATTGGTTACAGCGTGTGCGAGTGTCCAATCTCTAGCCATTTGCGGCGAAACTGAACCGCCTGCGGGGTGGGTTTGTGCCCATGAGCGGGCAATTGCATCACCATCTATTGCAGACTTAAAAGCCTTACGGATTTTAGTTGCAAGTTGCGCACCAAGGCGAACAACAACTTTTTCTTCAGGCCAGTTCATTAGATACCTAGATAGTGTTCCGCATACCAGCGAGCGCCATCTATATCCTTAGTCTCAATAAACTTATTGAGAATTTCAGCGTATGTTTTATCTAATTCTTTAAATTCAAAAGCGCGTGTAGGCGTTCCTTTACGAATCCAACGAATAAACTTTTTAACTTCTTCTTCAGCCGGTTTAGGTTCAGCCGGTTTAGATTCATCTGTTGATTCAACAGGTGCTTCAGGTGCAAGCGCGGCAGGTGCTTCAACCGCAGGTTGTACTCCATCAGGCCCCATAAAGTAAACGCTAGAACCAGCAACAATCATTGGCATATCGGCTTCAGGTGTTTCAACTAATGGCAAACCAAGTTCTGAACGGTTTTCATTAACTGTTAATGCACCATTGCGGCGGCGAATATCATCACGGGCTGCGGCTTCTTGTGTGTTGGTGCGCTCGCTAGGTGCTAAACGAAATTCTAGTTCGCGTGGCATACCTAAGAAACGATATGAAAGCGCGCTAATCATTTGTGAAATCCAATTAGCCGTTGGAATAATTCCAATTGATTCAGCCGCACTTGCTTCACCTGATTGATGACCTGATGCGCCTAAGCCGCCTTTTTTGCTAAATCCAATTTCAGTAGGAAGTACGCCGAAGTGACCAGTAATAGAAGTAACTAAATAATCATCCATTACATCTGAGAATTTATCTGAATAACCTTCTTCAAAGTTTAACTTACCGCCGGGAACAAGAATACGAAGGCGATTACGTTGTGCTGTTTGACCTGATAAATCATCATTGTAAATATCTTCATAGGCTCTGATTTGGTCAGGTGTAAGTGAAGTTGTTTCAGGCAATTCCAAATACGATTTAGGCATTGTGCCATCTGTGAACTCACTGCGAATCCATTGCTGACGGCGCAAGTAAATATCTGCTAGTGGTAAACAACGCTCTACAGGGCTTAATCCATAGACGCTATTAGCACGGCGGTTGCGAACAAAATAAGCAAGGTCATCTGAAGTAAATTCGCCATCGGCTGCCTCATCATCTATGCCCGCGTTAAATTCAGAACGTGGGAATCCAAATAGAATTTGTTGAAACGCTGGCCCTACATGTGGCTCAGGACGCATACCGCGGTCATCAAGTAATGGTTTAATAGTTGAACCATCAAGCACTTGGAAACCGCGTATATCCCCGCCTACAGTTACTTGTGGCCAAATAGCCCAAGCATCTAATACGTCAATTTCTTCCATTGACATTGAAAGCCAATCAACAAAAGATAATCCGTTTTGTGGGTCAGGGGTTTCCCAAAAGGCACGAAGGCGGCCAATTTCACCCGATAGTTTTTCACGCGCTTCTTTAAGTGCGGTTAAATGATTGCCGCCTGATTCTGAAATAATGCGTTCTGTTGCCGCTTCGCTAAGAACAATATCCCAATCAAGTCCAGTAATTTTAGCCTTGCGAACTTCGATACAACGGCGCACAATATCAATTTGGTCTGACACGGCGCGTAAAGTCTTAAAAGGTACTAAACGGTTATCGCTAACATTGATGTTTTGTGCAACTTGAAATTCATAACGGCGTGGGTCAGGTCGGCCAGTATCTTGACGTAATGGGTTAATAGCACCCGGTAGAATTGGCATACCCGGAGCAAAAGGAACGCTGGCAAGTAATGGGTTGCGCGGTAATGCTGTACTGACGTTGCTGCCATATTGAGATTGAGCAATACCTGCAACGGCTTGCATCTGTTGCATAGTCATAGTTCCAGCCCCGGCAGGAAGATTTGGAGCCTTAACAATTTCATCTGCAACGCGTTTCGCAAATCTGTCAAACAGACCCATTGTGTCTCCTATTGGTATTGTATTCCTATGAACTTAGTTGAGAAGGCAGTTAAAAACGGTGGAAAGTTAGCACCGTTAGTTATATCCCATGGACTAACCAGCGGTACGGGGTTGATGAATCCTAGCGTATTCATTGATGACGATGGAGATATCTTAGTTAATCTCCGTCATGTTAATTACACGCTTATCCATTCTGAAAACAATCAACGATTCCCTAGTAGGTGGGGGCCGCTTACTTATTTACATCCTGAAAAAGACCAGCGATTAGTTACTGAAAACTATTTATGTCGGCTTAACGCTGACCTTGAAATGACCGATTACACCAAGGTTGAAATGCTAGACCTTCATGAACCCATTTGGGAATTTGTCGGTCTTGAAGATGCGCGCTTGGTGCAATGGCACGGTGAATACTTTTTAGTCGGTGTTCGCCGCGATACAACTACAACTGGCGTTGGTCGTATGGAATATTCACAAGTAGAAATTGATAAAGTCAATTGGACGGTTAAAGAATTTCACCGCAAACGCATACCCGCGCCCGCGCCCGATGATTCATATTGTGAAAAGAATTGGTTTCCAGTATTAGACAAACCATATACATTTGTTAAATGGTCTTTGCCTACTGAACTTGTTTACGCTGACCCATTGGGTGATGAAACTAAACAATTGTTTGTGCGTCATTCAATTACGCCGCCATCCGACCAACGCGGCGGTACACAGTTAATTAAATGGGGCAATTTGTACATTTGCGTAACGCATGAAGTTCAATTGTTTAAAAACTATCTATTTCAAAAAGATGCTATTTACCGTCATCGACTTGTTATGTGGGATAGTGAATTTAACTTTGTCGGTATGTCGCAGCCGTTTAGTTTCTTAGACGCTCGCATTGAATTTTGCGTAGGCGCGGCAATACTTGAAGAAGATTTACTTCTTACATTTGGCTTTCAAGATAACGCCGCATTTGTGCTACGCGTACCTAAAGTAGTCGTTGAAGATTTAATACTGGAAGGTCTAAATTATGAACAATTTGCCTAATCTAATCGTAAGATTATCACAAGACCCGTTTAATTCTGACCTTAACTTTGACGTGGCGGAAGAATATTTATTACTTAATCAAACAGCAAGCGCGGTATCTTTTTACTTGCGTTGTGTTGAATATTCTTTACCTGCCAGCCCTAAAGGTTACGCATCATTGTTGCGTATGGCTAAATGCTTTGATGACCAAAAAGGCCGCGAATTAAGTGTAACTAATTGCTTATTACAGGCGCTTACTTTTGACGATACGCGACCTGAAGCCTATTTTTTCTTATCTCAGTATTATGAAAAATGCCAAAACTGGCAAGAATCTTATACATGGGCTGTATTAGGTCTAGGGTGGGCTAATGGAATTGACCCGCTGCCTATTGTGACCGATTACTTTGATGCTTACTGCCTAGAGTTTCAAAAGGCTATTGCCGCTTGGTGGATAGGCCGTAAAAAAGAATCATTAGATTTACTTGCTGAATTAAGTAAATCTAAATTGCATCCGATGTATCAGCAAGCCGTGAAATTTAACTTGGAGAAACTTAATGCTGTGCTTTGATATAGGCGCTAATCGTGGTGACTTTACTGTTGCCGCGCTCGCGCAAGGCTATGATGTAATTGCCCTAGAACCAGCGCCAAGAATCTTTAGCCAATTGGTGGGCAACTTTATTTATAATCAGCGCGTTACACCATTGCGTTATGCCGTAAGCGGTAGCGATTATGCAACCGTTGAGTTTTACGAAGCCGAAGAAGATGGGCTATCAACACTTAATGAAGCATGGCTTACAGATGAAACTATGCCTTACGCGGGTAAGCCTTATCGCACCATAACCGCCACCACAATTACATTAGATACGCTGGCATTAAAATACGGCGTACCTGATTTAATCAAGATAGATGTTGAAGGTGCTGAATGGAATGTATTTAAAGGCCTTAGTTCCAAAATGGGAACTATTGCTTTTGAATGGACGGATGTAACTCTTGATGAACATAAATTACAACTTGAATACCTAGCACACGGCGGTTATACCAAAGTTGCGCCACAGTTTATTGAGCATCATTGCCAAGAACCTGACAAATGGTTTTCCATAAATAAGTTCAATATGGACACTTGGGTAGCCAATAATAGCGATAATTGGATAAACGGCGAGTGGAAGAAATCTAACCTTCGACCAACGGCTGATGTAGGAATGCTGTGGGTTCGCTAACTGTTCTTGATGCCGTATAGATAGAAAGATGAACCTGTGTTTAAATTTCCACCAGTTGCTGCTATTAATAAAGATGAAATAACAGTTGTGCTTTGCCACAAATTTGCAAATGCTTCTACATAAGCAGTTGTAGCATTATTTTCTGAAACGCCAATAGCGCTTGCTGGTTTATTTTGTGCAACAGTATAATTGGGAATATAAAGTTCCCCACTTCCAAATGTATTAGCAGTGTCTGAAGACCCAGAAATTGCACCACCCAACCATTGAACATCTGCTGTAGTAGAGGATGAAGCGGTCGCTCCATTACCTTGAATTCTTGTCCAAGATAAAGATGAGGTATCTGAATTTGGTTTAATAGAAAGACGAACAACTGGAGTTGATGTTGAACGAACACTCCAACGCAATACCAAGTCGGTATAAGTCGAAGGAATGGCAGAAAATGTCACGCTTGCAGCAGCACTGCTCAGCACATTGCTTGAGATAAGTGTGTATGTAGATGCCATTTTACGCCTTCAGTATTCCGTAGAGGGTGGCTGTGCTACCTGCAGCATAATTATTTGCACCACTTGCTGTAAAAAGATTGATTGAAGTAATTGCAGATGTTGAGCGCCACAATCCAACAATGCAATCTACTCCACTATCTGCTGCTCCATTTTTATCAGCAGCAACTGAAATAAGGCTAGTCTTGTTTGTTGAACCAGCATAATTAAAAATGTCAACAATCATCAATGCTGGAGTTGTAGTATCTGGCTTTACAACATAACTTCCCCAAATAAATGTTTGATTAGATTTTCCTGTAGATGATGCAGTAGCCCCATCACCTTCAAGAATTGTTACAGAATAATTTGTTGCTGTATCTGAGTTAAATTGGATACGCGTACCTGAAGGATTGACGGAAGCGATTACATTAAAAATAATTCTTAAATCAGTATAAGCAGAATTAATAGAACTAAAAGAAACTGATGAAGCCGCACTACCTAAAGTAGTAGTAGCAATTGGTTCGTAAGTTGTTGCCATTTACGCCCCCTTGATTCCGTATAGTGCAAAAGTAGAATCGGTATAAAAATTAGAACTGCAAAGTAAAGTAATGCTTGTAATTGCAGCAGTATTCAACCAAAGAGCAGAATAAAGACCGATTGTTCCTGAACCGTTAATATCAAAGCCAGTAAATGAACGCGCTACTTTGTTGTTAGTGGTTTTAGCGTAATCGTGAATATCTATGATATTTGCGCCTACGTTACTGCTGGCTCCTGATGGTATTAAAGCAATACGAGATGAAGTTACTGCCGTTCCACTATTAGCAGCAGCAGTAGAACCATTACCCGTGAGATTGTGCCAAACATAATTTGCGGCAGTATCGCCGTTAAATTGAATTTGATAAACTCCGTTAGAAACAGAACGACCAATAGCCCTAATCTGCAAAGATGTGTAAGTGCTAGGGATACTGGAGAATGTAATTGTTCCAGAAGACCCAGTACCAGTAGCAGATGCAATAGATTCAAACGAACTTGTTACAGGCGTAGGATACGCCGCTATAAGCCCACCCAAAACGCCCGTCATTAGGTCAGTCCGTTGCCGCTAATAATCCAAGATGTGCTTGTAATCTTTACAGCCGTTGCCATTCCGTAAGCGGCTAATGTGCGTGAACCTGTAGTTCCCGGCCCTGCCAAATACATTGTGTCGGATGTAATGGCGATAGTCACCGTTGCACCTGCGCCAGCAATAAAAGTAATTGCCGTACCTACGGGAAATGCCACGGAAGCATTGGCAGGTATTGTGATGGTGCGGGTTGCGGTTGAATAAATCTGCGAACCTGCGTCAGCGGCTACTATGGCATAAGCACCTGTTGTTGCGCTATTTTGTGGCAGACCTGTAAAACCTACGCCAATAGTGCCTGTTGCTAAAATTGGTGTAGGCGCAAAATCAACAATGTTTGCGGTGTCTCTAGCGCGTGTCATAGGTTTCCCTTACTTAGTAAG